TGCACACCTCCAATCTCTGGCACAAGTTTAGGTTTGAAAAATTCCACACAGTAAGATACCCACAACTCACCTAGCACTACATTTGCACTTGCATTGCCAGTAGTGGCTAATTGCATGTTGCCAAGTGTGGTGAAACGTGGATCTGCATCCATATCTGTATACAGTTTTGTGAGTGTTGATTCCTGTGGGTTGCATTCGATGGCATGCATCAAAGACAATGTAGGTTTAACTGAAACCGCATATTCAGAGTTCTCCATTTCAATTTTGCTGGCAAAACTCGGTTCATTAGCATTATAATTGGTGGCAAACACCAAAATACCCGGTTGACCAGCTGATGTAAAATCAGTGATCATAGGCCGAAACTCAAAAATCACTCCATGGAATCGAAACTGTTGATAATTAACAGCTAGTTGCGCTAACCAAGGGAATGTTTTTGTGCTTGTAGGGTTTAGTGGATAACTTCTATTCTGGAATCCAGTTGTAGATAAGATATCCCCTAAGTATTCCCTATGACAGATTACATTCGTTCTGTCATTGGTCATAAATTTTGGGATTTGCCTTCCATTTGCTAAGACATTATATCCGGGTTCCTGTCCAACCATTTGGTAGTCTCCACTTCCAAAGATTGCACCTATCCCTTGTCCTAACCATCGTCCAACACCACTTGCTTGTGGTAATCCGAACATATTCGCGATGTTTTTGCCAACAATGGCACCCGCATCGGCGAACGGGGTTGCCTTCTTTTGCTTAACACGAGAGGCTCTTCGCTTTGTACTATTTTTCTTGTTGGTCATTGTATTGGATACCCTATGACCACGGGGACTGTACATCAGTAATGCCTGTTTTCAGGTGGAGCCGTGCAGTCTCTTGGCATTTTGTTTAGCACTAAAATAATAGTTTTGGTCCTTTGAACATTACTAACCCAATTCCGTAATATGACTGGGGGGGTGGATTCGTCACTATCCAAACACAATCTCTACAACTGGATTGACTATATTTGCTACGGCTAACAAAGGGTGTCCAGTCGGCAATGTGTTCCTTGCCCCGTAAACCTACAACAATTGTTGTAGGGGGATTGCATGTTTAGAGGTTCGTTGTAAAGCAAACTTAACACATGCATTTTTGTAGTAGTTTTCTTGAGCTATTTGTTTATCTGGACTAACGCCAAAGGCCTTCCAATATGAATATCTTGCATATTGGGTGACCTTGTCTTCCGCGTTCATGCCTCGTGCCATCATCAGCCAACCCTCGCTGGTCAATTTGATGGTTTTGTCACTTTGTACAGACAAGAACCTATAGAACTCTCTCAACACTGGCACATTGGCAGCAAGTGAGAGACCGCACTGCCCAACGGCTGTCGCCCATTTTGGTGCACTGGTTTTGTTTAACGGTAATATACACGTTGTATCTTTATCAAAAGAAATTTCAACGTTTCGTACCATAACGCAACGCAGTTCATCTACCATTACAGGCTTGCATTGACAGAATTCTATGTGTTCTAACTCATAAACTGGCTCCTCCAAAACAACTTTAAACCCATACTCCCTATAATGTGGTTCCAACAAAGGGTGTAACTTCTTCAAGTGCTTGCGCTCCATAAAGAGTACCCCATCATCACCATCGTTTACGAATGTAAAAGGTATGCCACTCTTTGACCTAAGATCGTGTGTCATCATGCACATCAACAGAACATTTCCTAAGGAAGTATTCATATCTCCGCTCATGCGCACACCTTCGACCTTGAATTTTAACTTTCCATCTTGAGCGTAGCTAACACCCTCATTGACAAGTTGTTTAGTGCATAACCTCCGAAGTGATTTGTTGTCTTTTCCCACATAGTATGAGGAATAAACGTTATGTTCGAATTGCAATGCATCCTTACTGACATGTTGGTCAAACCGTGAGGCATCTATACCAACAGCCACTGGATCTAGCAATTCGTCCCACTTTTTCTTGATGTACATGCCTCTTTGTTTGGCATTGTATCCTTTCATCACAGTGGTGGAGCCCCATATATTGTCCACTGACTTATATATAGACTTTTCGATTCGCTTAATGTAACGACCGAATGTAACATGGAAACGTGGGTCCCTGGGACTAATGCCACGAGGGACTGAGTCTGGTTTTGCGGTAAAATTGACTTTTTCCACCTTCATAAAATACTTAACTCTACTGTCGTGTTTACAGAGAGGTTTAGATTTTAAAGAGGCAATGGCTTTCTCATAAATGGTTCGTTTACGTCCGTCATAAGCCCTGAGAAACTCTTCTTCAGTTAATGGGGAGGCAAACTTGCCAGGTGTGAGCTGATCTTTATAATTTTCCCACAGACTCTGGAACGCATAATCAGTTGGTTTGGGCGGCCTGCAAAAACCCCCGCTTCCATCTGATACATAAAGAACACGTTCCTTCACTGCCTTTTCCACAGCATTTATATCACTATTGAAGGTTCCCATATCGAGCCCTTTGCTCAGACCTTCAATGTGATATGTATATCGCCTTTTATAGCACCTTTTGCCCACGTAACGGACAACCACCAACCTTCCATCATCCGGTGCTTTGGATGGTATAACAATATTGGAAGGTCGTTTACGTAGGCCCCATCAGAGCTGCTCCGGAGTGGGCTCTTTAACCTCTTTGCCGAAGAACCATTCTAACCAGGTTCTTCTCTTCCTCAAGCGTGTCTTTGAGGCGGCATACAGAGTCTGATATTCATCAGAAAGAGTCATCTTCCGAGCTTCTAGCTCATGACGAGTCGGTATAAAACATAACCTTAAGGCGTAAGGTAAGATTTTAACCTGATCCGTTCTTCGTACATTTAAACTTGTCATATTCTTTACTAACCAATCTCTAGCAACTAGTTCATTGGCTACACTGTGTGTCAACGAAATTTCTGTTCGGCACATTGCCGCTAGCTTTCCAGCTATTTTCGGTATTGGTGCGCAAAAATTTTCGATGTCATCATCATCCTCCACTTCGTAATCAACGAAAGTCGGATTAACAGGTTTTATTCCAGACAATTTTAAAAGGCCGAATAGGGCTGTTTCAAACTCAATATTGGGGTTCGAGTTTGATGAACTTATAGGTTCATTTTCCTCTGGCTGGGTCGGCAGAGAGATGGGGATAGGGGAAGTGGACCCCCCACTGGGTCCACTCGCGGTAGCTTCTGTACGCATAACTAAATTGTAGCTTCTACCTCCAGATGATATGGTTCG